ACTAATGTAAACGCAACACCATTTACTGATTGATTACGATAAACACCATTTTTAATTACTACTGTAGTCATCTACTGCTCCTGTTTTGTTAACTTATGCTTCTATTATAGCAATTTATTCAATTTGCGTCAACCTATTGTTGTAACATTACAACAAATCTACTTGAAATTGTACGGTTGTTACTGCCATTTTGGCATCATAAACGCGAGTGCTACCCGCATAGCCTGTAATTTTTTCTTTAGAAATGACCTCTAACGCATTCCAAACGGCAATACGTTGATCCGTATTACCCATTTCTGTCATTCCAGTAACAGTAGTAGTAAAGTTTACACCGTTAACGATTACACGAATTTTCTGACCATTTGATAGTCCTCGAATAATAGTTTTTCTACGCATTACTTTAACTCCTGTTTGTTGCTGTCTATGTATCTATTATACAACCAAACTTATTAATTGTCAACCAATTATTTGAGTTAAAAAAGTAATACTTATATATTAAATAGTCCTAAACTCTTGTCTAGCCAAGGCAAAACCAAGTCTTTTTGATGTAAATAACCGGTTGCGTTGATAGACTTTACCGCAGATTCTGGCAATAAATTACTTTCTGCCAAGTCATACCAGCGAGTTGTTTTGGCATCTCTGGCAGGCTGTTCACTATTGTATACTACAGCATATATCCAAGGTTCGTTTGGTACTTTTTTGAAGAAGCCAGACCGGCAATCCCACCCGGTAAGTGCTAACATGTGAAGGAGACTTACTATGGTATAGTGATGATAGCATCCGTCTTGCTGGCTGATGTCAACTTCTTTGTGATGTAGATTGACTGTTTGCGGTACTGTTAACACCAACATGGCACCAGGTGCCGCAATCTTACGCCAGTTTGTTAATGTTGTGATGGGATCAATGGCGTATTGAAAAGCATCGTGACTCCACAAAATATCAAACTTTCCGTTGAGGGTGGCAGTATTTTCGAAATCTAACTTTTCGTATGTTATAGACAAGGAATGTTTGGCTGCCGGCAAAATATCAAACAAATCAATGCCGTGACATTTGATATCAAGAGGCAATGGGGGTTCATCTCGAGTAGTGCGGGTTACCCACCATAACATGTCTTTGCCACTACCACAACCTAAGTCAATTACTCTATTGATCGACATCATAAAATCATCGTACTCGTACAACCCATTGAGTACAGTCAAACTGTGTTTGTGTGATTCATCATCGTTTTTAAACATTTTATACCTGTGTGTCTTCCATTCCCGCGGCTCTTAATCTAACCACGTGTCCTAACATATACGATTTTTGATCAAGACCTTTCATGATACCCAACCATTTGTTTCTCAACAACGCAACTTCATTGATTAGTGTTTCAAAATCAATAACTTCATCTTCTCCTTCGGCATATTTTTCAGCATCTCGACTGGTTAAAGCGCGAGCGTATCCTTCTAAATATTTTTGAAAATGCTTGCGTCTAATTTTGCGTATTTGAATGTTTAAATAATTAAGTACTGCTTCAATTTCTTGAAGCTGATTAAATCTAGTTTCAGTAATGCCAGGCAACAAAGTAATATTTTTTTCAACCACACCACTGACCCGACATTCTTTTTTTGCTTCTATTAACTCACCTTCATAGTAAGCAATAAAGTCTGGTAACAGACCTAGATTAGTAGTAACTTTACTATACCACATTAATAGTCTTCATCTTCGTCATATTCATTGTAATCGTCTTCATCTTCTTCGTGTTCTTCATCTTCGTGATCTTTGAGATAACTTGTGACTGCACGTTTAACATCACTGTCTGATTTAAAGTTGTCTTTAATATCTTCAGGGCTTACATCGTTGTCTACCAAAACCGACACTAGAGTTTCGGCGGCTTCACTGCGATCAACAACGTTGATAAAACGCTTTAGTTCATTCCAAATTTCATACGATAAATCTACTGACATTCAGTTTTCTCCTTAATAGTTAAAATATTCTTTTGTAGTTGTACCTGGACCATACCATACTATATATCTATCTTTTAATCTTTGATTTAATTTAGTCAACGCTTCATTAATGGTTTCATTCGGTGGTAACGCAATCCATCGAATATTTGTTTTGTTGTTATAAACATCAGACGGTGTGACATCCGGTAACATGGTATCAGTGTCTGTATCATAGCCCATAATAGTATATCGATGTTTTAAATACAATGATTGCCATAACTCGCGTGATCCATGCGGTCCACCGGTATTAGATTCATCTGATAATAATTTTAGTTTATCATTCATAACCGCATAATCATACAAAAATGTACCGTATCCTAACCCTTTGTATGCTTGAGCTAACTGTACTAACCCAACTTGCCAAATATCATTTTTATAGTGATATAGTGATAAGTATCCTACTAATCTATCTTTATCATCAAATAATCCATATTTAATTTCATCAGACTTTTGTAATTTTTTAAGAGTCAACTGTCTAATTTTTGAAATAACGTCGGCATTATTAAACCATTTTTCATAATTATCAAGATACTCATCACGTGGTGGACTGGTAATTATTTCTTGTATTTTCATACCACAGTATCTTCTGCTGTGTCAACTTCAATTAAATTTTCAACTACTTTGTTTTTCGCTTCAAATTCACCCATAACTAAATCAAAAATACCATTTATATTTTTACTCCATTCTTTACGGAAATATTTATGTACTTCTCCGTTTAAGTCTGTATATGTATAACGATTTCCTTCTTTAGTGATAAACCCTTTCTTTTCCAACAAGTCAAAAAATCCTGAGTAAGGGCTCATTCCTGAAGAATAAGGTATTTGTAATTCAATGTCTTCAAAGGGTTTAGCATATCGTGTTTTCATAATCTTACAACCTGCACGAATACCATTTACCGTTGTAGTCTTATTACCGTCTTCATCTTCTTTTAGCTTTAGTTTCTTCATCGCTACAACAATACTGCTTGCGTAAACAAAACCTGCGCCACCCGAAATATTCGGATCTGGGTTGTAGGGATCTTGACTTGCATAGGTGTGATTGGTACATACCATACCTACATTGTAACTACCAAACATATTGATACAGTTTCGAACCAATGCGGTAAGTGCTTTAGGTTTACGGCCCATGTCACCTTTTAAATCGCCGGCTTCAAATTGATTAATGTCTGTAGGTGTAAGTAACATGCCTAAACTGTCAATGACAAATAATACTTTAGGGCGTTCGCCTTCGGGTAATGTTTTGTATTCTGACATAAATGTCGATAGTGTTTTAGCTACATCATCGATCATGGCCATGCTTAATTTAAGCAATTTACTTTCACTGGTATCTACGCCCAACGCTTGTAGCCATGTTTCATCTAAGGCATTTTCTGTATCAATCAACACAACAAAAATGCCTTTTTCTTGTGCGTTTTTGATAATGTTACCTGAGCAAATATAACTTTTGCCAGCACCTGATTCACCGGCGAATACTGTTACCTTGCCTAGCGGAATGCCTCTATCAAAAGATCCGCTAATCAAATAATTCAGCGTGTAGTTTCCTGTACTGATCCAATCTGTTGGATCATTAAAACCAACGCTAAGTCCTTCAATACTTTTTGTAATGTCTTTTCTAAATTTCGAAATGTCGAAAGGTTTCCCCATAATTTTTCCTTATAACAAATGTATTGTAGCGTAGAAGGTTATTCTACGATACAATTTTGGCAAAACAATATTATTGCTTTTGTCTGGCTCTAATTAGCTGGAGAATGTCTTCGGCTTTTTGTGTTGGCTTTGCTTGCGCTGTAGTGGTTACGGTATCTTCGTCTTCATCATCGAATGCCGCGGCAGGTGCTGGTTTTGCCCTTGGTGGCGGGGCATCTTCATCGACTTCAGCGGCCGCAGGAGCTGATGAAGATCCAGTGGTGGCTGTCATTCCGGCTGGGCGGAAATACTGTCCCCAACGTTCTGCGTCATAGCTTTGTCCATCTACGCTTGCTTCGAACATTTCTTTCATAACCTTAAGCTCAACATCAGTTGGCTTTTTAGGCAAGTAAGTGCTGAGGTCAGTTAAACCATACTGTTCAATCGCCGTTTGTTCAGCTTCAGTAAGTGCCGTTTCTTTACGTGCCCATTTACTGCCACTGTAGTCAGCGAAGCCGCCTTTTGATCCTTTGCTAATGCGGAAGTCTAGACCACGCAAATAGTCTGTTGGCAATTCTTCCAACTCTGGATCCATCAACGCACCTTTGATTAGTGTGAAGATTTGAGGACCGATGATGAAACGGCGGATGGGATTTTCCGGAGCTTTGTCATCGTTGATTGGGTTTTCACGCACAAAGCCTTGGAAAAGATAATCACGTTTTTTCCAGTACTTGCGACCCATTTCTTCTAGGCTTTTATCTTTAAACCAAGTTCTTACTTCTGTCAAGATTGGACAAGTTTCGTTCCACATTTCAACGCAAGGCACACGTACTTGTACCATCTTTGATTCTAAGTCACCTTTAATGCCATTAAAAGGCAACCGAATCATTGCTCGTTCTTGCCAAAAGAATGTATTTTTTGTATTACCATCGGGTACAAATCTAAGTACTGATGCGGAGTTTTCTGGAATATTCCA